ACCAACAATGATCTATTTAGGTGGCGACATGCTAAGCATAGGACAACAGATGCGTCGTGAGTGGGAAAAGCAAGAGTTACAGCGATTAGGTTTTAAAGTCTACGCACCACATGACGATAAGGATATAAATGATAAAGCGAATGCTAAGCAAGATAAACTAGCAGAACGTATTGTGTTTAACGACACACTAGGCATGGAAATAAGCGATGTAATGATATTTGACTACTTACCTCATGCACAAGGGACAATTTGCGAAATGGGGTACGCACAGCGCCTCAAAAAAGATAGTGAGAAGGATATTAAGATTTACGTTCAATGTACTGACATCAGACAAGGAACAGGACATGTTTCAGATGAACAGGACCGAGCAGAGTTCAGCATCAATCAGTATGTCTATGGCGTAATTATGGATATTACTGACGGTAGAGGTATTCAAACGTTTGATGAGATATGTGAGGAGTTAATCTCATGATACTTAGCAACACAATTAACCAACGCTATCGCTATGCTACACAAGGCAAGACACCTACACAAATACAGCGGGAGTTACGTGAGTTAGGTGTCAAAGGCTTTGTTGTTAAGGTAGCAGGAAGTAGAGTGACGATGAAAGTTAGTGAGTGTGACATAAAAAGGAACAGGGAGTGTTTGAGATGATACCTAAATTTAGAGTGTGGGATAAAACTAATAAAGAAATGCTCGATTGGAAAGAATTAGATTTAACAAAAGAACTTGGCGAAGATGAAATAACTATTTTTGAGCCAACAGGTCAGTTTGCACAACCTATGTACTTTTATGAAACTATGCAATCAACAGGCTTGAAAGATAAGAATGGTACCGAAATTTATGAGGGGGATATTGTTAAACATTCAGAGAAACCTAATCCATGTTTTAGTTACCCCTTTGAAGTTATACAAGCTAGAACTGGAGAATGGAGATTAGATAATTTTAGATGTGGCACAGTGTTAGCATTTAGTAATCAAGATGAGTTGGAAGTATTAGGAAACATCTACGAAAACCCAGAGTTATTGGAGGATAACTAATTGGACATCAACAATCTCTACACCTACAAAGCAACATGCACCCATGTTGTGGACGGGGATACTTTGGATATTTTACTCGATTATGGCTTTGATACCTACGCTAAACGTCGTGTACGTTTGCTAGGTGTCGATACGCCAGAGAGAGGACAGGATAAGTTTAAAGAGGCAACAGCGTTCACTAGAGAATGTGTAGAACATAAAGACATCTATGTTCAGACGTACAAGAGCGATGTGTTCGGTAGGTATCTCGCTAACGTGTGGTACGAGGACGGGACACGTAGTTTGAATGATGATCTAAGGGACGCAGGACTATTGAAAGAGAATTCGAAATGGAATGAGGGGTAGGAATGGTAGAAGTTAAGTTATCACAAGAAAGTTATGATGAATTGTTAAAAGATATAAAAGCATTAAGATTACAACCAGATACTTATTTTGAACAATGGCAAGACGCTAAAAGGAAAGCAGAGGCGTTTGATGAGATAGCAGTAACTGTATTATCTGAAGATAACGATGTGATAAAAAACATGAATAACATAGTAACTAAAATAGTTATAAATAATTTGGAGCGTGGTAGTGATGTGGAGAGTTAAAGAGTTAAAGATTTTGAAATTTATGACGATAGGTCAGCTGCTGAAAAATTAGAAAGATACTTATCGGTATATCCAAACTTACATGTGCTAGGTTATTCAGTTAATCACTTTGAGAATGCGAATAACAAAGAACGTTCATATATTTTAATAAAATTTTGGGAGGAACAATAAATGACAATTTTACCAATTAAAAAACTAAGTGAGAAAGCAATTTTACCAACAAGAGCAAATCCGACAGATAGTGGATTAGATTTATATGTAGCAGAAGATACAACGATTCTAGCGCATAGTACAAAAGTAGTACCAACACACATTGCGATTGATTTAGCGTATGGATATGAAGCTCAAGTGAGACCACGTTCAGGTAAATCGAAAGATACAAAATTACGCGTAGCACTTGGGACAATTGATCACACATATAACAAAGAAATCGGAATCATTACAGATAATATCGGTGATGAGGCAATCGTAGTTAAAGCAGGAACACGCTTAGCGCAGTTAGTTGTTACACCAGTGATGCTACCAGATCCATTGGAGGTGCAAGAGTTTGATGAAGAATCAGAACGTGGAGCATACGGAAGCACAGGGGAGTAAGGATATATTAGAAAAAGTAAAAGAGGTGCTGGGGAAGTGACACAATTCTTGGTTAGAGAATTCACAGATAGCACAGGTTATGTGCATGTCAATGTAGAACAACCTAGAGAGAATGAGAAAATTTATATTGTAGAAGCGAATAGTAAAGAGCAGGCAAAACTAAGACATACTGCTAACAAATTAAAAAAAGCGTTCAGAGTTTTAGCTAATGGTATGGAAAATTTGTCAAGAAAGCTAGGTGGTAGGAATGATTAAACGCATACTTAAAGATTTATTCTTAATCGCTATGTATGAGTTAGGGAAGTATCTCACTTCTCTACTCATCACTATTTTAGAAAGTGAAGACGATATTGATACTGCACCTAAAGACTTTGCTAGTGAGTGGGATCAGATTGATTTGAATAAAATTAGGGCGGAGGTGAGTGAGTAGTGTTTAAAAATATAGAGGAACCTATCATGATGACGAATAGAAACGAAAAATGGATAGTTGTATTAGATGAACCCAAAAACAAAAAGTTATTTGAAGAACAATGGTCTGATACAAAATTAGATAGCGAATGGAAAGTTTATTTTAAGCCTCATGATGAATTTTGGAGAAGCACCAAAATTGAAATAAAAAGAGCTGAGGAAAAAACACGTTTAAAAAGAGAAAGAGAAATTAAAACTCCAACTATCGATGAAGATATTAAACGTATAAACAGTAAAGAAAGTTTGGTTGATTATTTATTAAAAGAATACTATTACAATTCCGAAATACTCATTGACGAATTCTCAACTGACGCCGAAGTATCAGAAGCAAAGCTTAAAGCTAATTATAATGAGTTATTAAAACTTAAAGATAAATATATTGGAGGTAAGTAATGGATTTGATGAAAATAATTTCTATAATCCTTCTATTTTTCTTATGGGCGTATATTCTTTATAGATGGAAAAAGGCTGAAAGAGAATTAGATAAATCTAAAGAAGAAACTCAGTGTTATCGAGAAGAAAAAATAAGAGCTGAAAATGATTTGTATGAATGTTTAAAATCTAAAGAATCAATAATGTATGGAACATTAATAAATACATCAAAAGATAAAGTTGGTAAAAAGTATAAAATAGACGCAAACAAATGGTTAGATGCTCAAAAGGAAAATGGATCAATACCAATTAAACAATCATTTGTATTAAAAACTAAGAACGGTAGATATTTTCAAGATGTAGTTAAGATGTATGTAAATAACGAGAACTTAATAGAAAAAGTAATGCAAACTACTGATGATATTTCGAAAGTAAAGGAATATAGTACACATAAAGAAGCTAACGACGAAGCAATTAAATATGATTTTAAAGTTCTAGCACTTAATACTTATGTAAAGGAGTTATAGCCTATGTGGATAGCATTAACCATTATACTCGGCGTACTTCTACTCATAGCAATAGGTAACAACACAGTGTTACGTCAGGAGTTAGACGCACAGAGATATACGAATGTGTATCTGTTTACTAAGTACGTGAGAGATTGCGACATAGAAGATGTGGAGTTTGAAATACAAAGAGCGAAGAAACAGTTTAAGTAAACATAAAATACTACACTGATGTTGATATAATGTAACAAAGGAGTGTCTAATCAGTGCTTATATTTTCAGAAGATATAGTTAATGAAATTGTTAATAAATCAAGAGAATCAAATAATAAAGAATGTACAATCACTTTAAACGTTTCTGGCGTATCGTACAAAGAGTTGATAAAAGCAATGAATAAATTAAAAAGTATGTTCGATGAAGTTAGAGTGTTGATGAATTATAACGGTAATATAGAGGATATAAAACCTAATAAACCACATTTAATTCCAAAAGATAATGAATTTGTAATTTATCAAATCACAGTATGGAAAACAAATGATTTTTATTGTTTGTGAAGAATTGTAGTAATGGAGGTAATGTAATGACATTCGGCGAGAACTTAAAAGCGATTAGAAAAAGAATGAAACTTACTCAACAAGAGATGGCGGATAGAATGGATATAAGCCAATCATATTTGTCAGATATGGAGAATAGTAGAAAATGTCTGAATGTGAATACTGCATTACTAACTGCTAAGAGACTAGGAATATCTGTGAATGAATTAGTTAACGATGATATAGACGTAACTGAATATAATAACTAACGGAGGTAATCACTTGTACACACACGAACAAATAAGGGATATGATATTTGAATACCATTGGCGTAGAAATAGATTAGTAGATGAGGGATATACCAAAGAGAGTAACGGTACTGCTCAATATGGTATAGAGGCTACTATGCCTAAAGGTAAAGGACATACTTCAAATAAGGTATTGAATATCGTCACACGTAACGACACATTGTACAGAGTGTTGTACAAACATATAGAAGTTGTAGAGTTTATAGATAAGTATGAACATGAGATAAATGATGATATGAATCTTAATATCTTATATGAGTTTAAGAAAGGAAAGAACTTCACTCAAGTCAAAAAGATTATGAAGATTGGTAGAGATAATTTAAACAAAAGAATAGATGAGATTGTGAACAGTTATATCAATCAACAAGAACAACACAAACAACAACATCAACACAATCAACAACTTCAACAAGATAAGCAACATCAACACTAATTTTTAATATACTTATATAAGTTTTATAATTGAGTTAACACGATATGAATATACAGGCACATCACACAGGTGGTGTGTCTTTTATTATGGAGGTGAGCTTGTGGATATTATTATAGTATATGGTCCACCTGCAAGTGGTAAGACTACATATGTTAAGCAACATATAACTAATGAAGACATGGTTTATGATTATAATGCTATATCACAATCACTCACACTAAGTGATCAATACTGTATGCCACAGGCTCATGACACTTGTATACTCATACGCAATATGATGCTCGATTATACTCAACATATAAGTAAAGGTAAGTTATATGTCATTACTACTTATTTATCCAAGAAGATAACAGATAGAGTATCTAACTATCACATAGTTAGAATGGATACTGATATAGATACGTGTATCGAACGCGTGAACAATAGTGATAGACCAGATAAAGATAAAGCCAAGCAAGTTATAAGAGAATGGTTTAATGATGGTAAAAGTAAACCTGCAAGTGATCGTCATGTAGATAAAGAAACAATGAGATTTTATAAATCAAAAAAGTGGCGTGAACTCAGAGAAAAGGTTTTATTAAGAGATAATTATGAATGCCAAGAATGCAAAAAGGAAGGCATAGTAAAAACTATAGATTACACAAAACACAAGTCTCTTGATGTTGACCATATTAAAGAGTTAGATAGTCATCCTGATTTAGCTTACGATATGGATAATTTAATCACGCTATGTGTGAGTTGTCATAACAAAAAGCATAATAGATATCAAAAAGGGAAAGCATTTCCTAAAAAAGAAACAAAATGGACTGGCGATGAATGGTGGTAAAAAAATAAATAGCCCCCCACTTAAATATTTTTGGATTAAATTGTTGAAGGGGAAACGGGGCAGGGGAGTCTTCTCCCGACATTTATTATAATTTTTTCACGTATGACCCCCTCCTAGATAAACTGAAATGAGGTGATATTGCGATGGAACGTAACGAAGAACAAATTAAACAACATGAAGCTCGTGTAAAAAAAGAAAAACAACGACTGGATAAAATATTTAAATCTATACCTGATGATAAAAAACGGGTAGCACAAGGTTTAATTGTTCAAGCTGCACGAATGCGTATATTATTAGATGATGCATGGTTGGACATTCAAGAAAAAGGCGATTATGAGTTATTTACTCAATCTGAGAGCGCTCCTCCATATGAAAGAGAAAGACCTATTGCTAAGCTTTTCAACTCACGAGATGCGGCTTATCAAAAGATAATCATGCAATTATCTAAACTACTTCCAGAAGAAATAGATGTTGTGGTTGATAAAGAGACTGGCAATTTAAGGAGTATGGTGGATGGAGATAAATAAACATGTCAAATGGTACATCGATAAGTATAAGCATGGTGAAATCAGACTTAATAGCGATAGGATAAAACTTATTGATCATTTAGAAAATAATGTCTTATATAGAGATGATTTGTATTTTGATAATGAGCAAATCGAATTGTGCATCGCTTTTATTGAACGGTTTTACTTTAAATTACAACCCTTTCAGAAGTTTTTAATAGCATTTGTATTTCTCTTTGATGAGGAAGATGAACTTTATTTCGAACAATTCTTTTGGCTTGTTGCACGTGGTGCTGGTAAAAACGGTCTAATAAGCGGATTATCGACATATTTCATTAGTGAATTGCATGGTATTGATAATTATGATGGTACTGTTGTAGCCAATACAGAAAAACAAGCTAAAACATCATTTGAAGAAATGCATAGAATGATAATCAAACACGGACTATATGAAGGGAAGATCAATGACGTAGAAGGCGAAGGTGTATTCGACCTTACAAAACTTAGAATAACTTCTACTAAAACGCAAAGCAAGTTTGAGTATGCAACAAGTAATGCAGGTAGTAAAGATGGTGGACGTGAAGGTTTTATTATTTATGATGAGGTTCATAGATATGAAAACAATGATATTGTGGACGTATTCTCTAGTGGCTTAGGTAAAGTGAAGCACCCTAGAGAATTTTTTATTGGTACAGACGGATATGTACGTGAGGGGTTCTTAGACAAAATGAAGGAGCGTTCGAAAGAAATATTGGAAGGACGTGCAACCGACGACCGTTTGTTTCCGTTTATCTGTCGTTTAGATCATAAAGATGAAAAAGATGATCCTTCAACATGGTCAAAAGCAAATCCTATGTTTGAAGAACCTATGAGCGACTATGGAAAGCGTCTTTATCGTAAAGTATTAAATCAATATCATGATTTAAAACATAGTCCTAGCGGTTATGAAAATTTTATGACTAAACGAATGAACCTTCCAGAAGAAGATTCGAGTAAAATTGTAGCATCACGTGATGATGTATTAGCAACAAGTCGAGATATACCCCCACTTAAAAACAAAACTGCCATTGGTGGGGTGGATTACGCAAGTATTAAAGACTTTGCGGCTGTAGGTTTGTTGTTTAAACAAGGAGAAGATGTTGTTTGGTTATCCCACTCTTTCGCTAGAAAAGAATATTTAGATCAAGCACAATTAAAGCCTCCAATCAAGGAATGGGAACGCAGAGGGCATCTTACGATAGTAGATGAACCGTCAATTAATCCCGCACACATAGTGAATTGGTTTATAAAAATGCGCGAAAAATATGCGATTCAAAAGGTTGTGGCAGATAATTTCCGCATGGATTTAATTCGTCCTCTATTTGAAGAATCTGGATTTGAGATTGAAGTGTTACGAAATCCAAGAGGTGTGCATAGTAAACTAGCACCTCGTATAGAAACATTATTTGCCAACCATAGAATTATATTTGGAGATAATCCTTTAATGCGTTGGTATACGAACAATGTTGCGGTACAAGTTAAAAAAGATGGTAATAAAGAATTTATTAAAAAAGATGAACATAGACGTAAAACTGATGGTTTCCATGCTTTCTTACACGCTTTATACAGTATAGATGAAATACAAGAAATCGATTTAGATAAAGCGTTTGATTTATTAGATCAACTTAATTTTTAGTGATAAAGGAGGTGGTTAATTGGGCTTTCTGGATGCAGTATTTAAACGTAATTTAGAATTAAGAGATATGCTCGATTTAGATTTAGCAAACGACCCAGCCAATCGTTCATATTTAAAGCGTATGGCTATTGAAACTGTAATTAATTTTATTTCACGAACATTCAGCCAATCTGAATTTTGGGTTAAAGATGATCAAGAACTAAAGCAAGATAAATTGTATTATAAACTGAATGTAAGACCTAACACAGACTCAAGCGCTACTGATTTTTGGCACAAAGTTATTTACAAATTGGTTTATGACAACGAGGTTCTAATCATTAAAAGCGACTCAGATGACTTATTGATTGCTGATGATTTTTATAGAGAAGAATTTGCTGTTTACGAAGATGTTTTTAAAGATATTATTGTAAAAGACTTCAAATTCGAACGTTCTTTTAGGATGAATGAAGTTATATATTTAAATTACAACAACGATAAGTTACAAAGATTTGTTGAGAGCTTATTTGCAGATTATGGAGAACTTTTCGGACGCATGATGGATACGCAACTTCGTAAAAATCAAATCAGAGGGATTGTTAGCGTTGATTCTGGCGGTGGAAATATCGATAATGTAAAAATGACAAGATTGCAAAAGTATATTGATAAAATTTATAGTCAATTTAAGAATAATGGTGTTGCAATCGTACCTCAAGTACCAGGATTCGAATATAAAGAACTGTCAAAAGATAGCACAACCGGTAACGATAATGGCGGAGAGAATCTACAAAAAGTCAAACGCATGATTATTGATGATGTTGCGAAAATTGTAGGGATTCCATCGAACTTAATACATGGAGATGTTGCAGATTTAAGTAATGCTATGAGTGCATATATAGATTTCTGCATTAATCCTTTAATTTCAAAAATCGAAGATGAATTGAATAGCAAGTTTTTTACTGAAAGCGAATTTTTAAGTGGTAAACGTATAAAAGTTGTTGGTATCAATACGGTAAATCCAATCAAGAATGCAGAAAAAGTAGACAAATTAATATCATCAAGCGCAGCTAAACAAAATGAAGTTCGTGAAATGCTCGGTCTTGCACCTGTTGAAGGTGGAGACCGTTTTATTTTGACTAAAAACTATCAACCTGAGGATGAATTGAAAGGGGGTGAGAATGAAAATGAAGACGAAACAAGAGCTAATGAAAGCAACGTCTAAGTATGCTTTTAAAAACGAAATGAAAGACGATAAAGTTGTTCTCACTCTTAGTGGACCAGTGGCGCAATCTTCTATCTTTGCTGATGAAACCATTAACAGTCAAGATATTGCCGAAGCATTAGATGATGTAAATAAAGATATTGTAATTCGCTTAAACAGCCCTGGTGGTGACGCCTTTCAAGGAATTGAAATTTATAATTATTTAAAAAACCACTCTTCACACATCACAATTGAAGTTACTGCTTTGGCTGCAAGTGCGGCATCTATCATTGCAATGGCGGCCGATGAGCTCATTATGGGCAAAGGTGCTTCGCTGATGATTCATGAAGCAGCGACCATCGCAATTGGTAATAAGGCGGACGTTAAGAAGACGCTAAATGCCTTAGAGACAGTGGATGCATCTATTGTTGAAGTTTATAAGGATAAAACAGGACTTGATAATGAAGAAATTGAACAACTCATGACTGATGAAACTTGGTTTACAGCAAAAGATGCCGTAGACAAAGGTTTTGCGGACAAAACGAAAGATAAGGTTGAAACACCTAAAGAAGCTCAAGAAGATGTGGAAAACAATAGTGAAATGATTGCAATGAAGAATGAAATCGAGGGGTTAAAAATTCAATTAGCCAATTTCAAAAATAGTAATAATAAACCAAAGAAAAAACGTTATTTATAGGAGGAAAAATTATGACGATAAAATTTAAAGATTCAATCAACAAAGATGTTGAGAATTTAAAGAATGAATATTTTGAGGCAGTAAGAAATGACGCTGACCCTGAAACGATTGAAAATAAATATGCGGAATACATGGCTGCTTTCTCTTCTAATTTGCAGAACGAAGTGTTAAAAGAAGCGCGTGAAGAAGTTTATAACACTTCGACAGATAAGCAAGTGCGTATGAATCGTGGAGAAAACATTCTTACTGCTGAAGAATCACGTTTCTTTACTAATTTAGTAGAAGATGACGCAAACTTAGACACTTACAAAGAAGAGGTTGTTTTACCGGAATCTACAGTATTACGTGTATTTGAAGATATGCAAAAAGCACGACCTCTATTATCTAAAATTAATTTTCAAATCGCTGGAATTAAAACGCGTTTAATCGTTGGAGACCCTAAAGGTGCTGCTGTTTGGGGAGAAGTATTCGGTAAGATTCAAGGGCAAATTCAAGCGAATTTTAAAGAATTGAATTTCTCACAAAATAAATTAACTGCATTTGCCATCGTGCCTAAAGATATGTTGGAGTTTGGTCCAGAATGGATTGAGCGTTATGTTCGCTTGCAATTAGCGGAAGCGATGGCACTTAAATTAGAAGAAGGTATTGTTAAAGGTAACGGTGCAGCATCAAACCAACCTTATGGACTAACAAAAGATTTAACATATGATACAGACGGCGTAACTATTACTGGCGCGACTGATAAAGTATCATCAGGGACATTGACATTCGCGGATGCTCAAACTACCGCTAATGAATTAGCACAAGCGCTTACGACGCTTTCAACTAAAGAGAATGGAGCGCAAGTAGACGTAAGTACAGGTGTAACACTTCTGGTTAACCCAGCAGATCAATTCTATGTAAAAGCACAAAATACTATGCAAACAGTAAACGGTGCTTGGGTAACGTCGTTGCCATTTAACGTAGATGTTGTAGCATCAGAGTTTGTAGACCCTGATAAAGCTATTTTTGTTGTAGGAAGTCGTTATTATGCAGTTCAAACCGGCTCAGTAACAATCAAGTCATATGACCAAACGCTTGCGTTAGAAGATGCTGATGTGTTTATCGCAAAACAGTTTGCACACGGTATGCCAGACGATAATAAAGTAGCTTTGGTTTACGACTTGGATATCGCATCAAAACCATCCGCTGACTCAGTATCACCTGATGTAGGCGCATAATTGAAAGGGGTGATTAAATGATCACTCAAAAGCATATAGAAGTAATGAAACGACGTTTAAAAATTTTTCATACTTTTGAAGATGCACACTTAAAATCCTTGTTGGAGCAATCCTACGAGGATATTAAGCATCGTTGTCAGGAATTTGATATGGACAAAGATATACGTGGTGCTGAATTGGTTTATGAGCGTACAAGGTATGCATATAATGATAGCCTAGAGTTTTTTCATGATAATTTTTTAGGACAAATAACCTCTTTTGCATTAGAAAATATGAAGGAAGTTGATTATGAACAAGAATTATAAGCCACCTAAAATAAGTAGCGGAGACTTACGAGTACCCGTTACTTTTTTTCGTATGGTAGAAAATGACGGTCCGTTTCCGGGAAGTAAAAAGAAAAAAGAAGCGTTTACGACGCTTTGTGAAGTTTATGAAAGTTCTACGAAAGATTTAGAAAAAACAAACGGTATAACTGGTGTTCATAAAATTACGATTAATTTTAGAAATCCACATACTGATTATCGAATCAATCACTCAGATACGTTCGAACTTATTTATGGATTGTATGAAAATTCTACATTTAGAATAATCGACTTTGCGCCTAATTCAAGTAATAAAGAAATGATTAAAGTAGTAGGTGTAGCAAATGGCGATTAAATTAAAAGGTATGAAGGAACTGGAACGCGAACTTGAAAACAGATATGGTAAAGCAAAAATGAAACGCATCGTGGATGAAGCTTTAGTTGCTGGTGGTCATGTAATTGTTCAAAAAATCAAAAGCAACTTTGAAACCTTTAAAGACACAGGCGCTAGTAAAGCTGAAGTAAAATTATCTAAACCCTTCACTTTAAATGGTGTTCGGACTATTAAAATACATTGGAAAGGTCCTAAGGATCGCTACAGAATTATTCATTTAAATGAATTTGGTACAATCAAGAACCCTAACCCCCGAGGAAAAGGTGCGGTAGAACGTGCTTTAAGAAGTGGTCAAGAGACTTATTTCCAAATTGTTAAACAAAGGTTGAAAAGGGGCTGATGCGATTGAGAGATATTTTAATGGAAATTTACAATGTTCTTATTGAGGATGCGTTAGTACAAAAATATGTCGGCAATCGTATTAAGTTTTATGAATACCCTGAACCATTAGAAATGACAAAACCTTATATCGTAATGAGTGAGATTGATGACACATTACCCGTCGAATACGCTGATAACGATAACCTTGCATTAAGCTATCTTGTACAAGTTGATGTATTTGTACCTGAATCTGAGGAGTATCAAGCATATTTTGTAAGGAATAAAGTTAGTTATCACATTTCACGGTTAATGAAAGAACAATTGAAAATGGAAAACACATCAAATGCAAAACCGGAATACGACGAAGAATTAAAAATGTACAGGTCCGCTCGAAGATACGAGGGGATCTTTTATCGTTCTGAATTAAATTTATAGGAGGAGTTACGAATGGCAAAAAAATATAATTCATTTACAGGTATTACAGGATTTTACTATATGCCTTTAAATTCAGAGAAAGTTTCAGGTGTAACAGATCCTGAGCGTATTAAATATTTACAAGAAATTCAAGTATCAAAAGAACAATCTATTGAAAAAGCATATGGGGATAATAGTGTTGCTGAATTAGCAGTTTCAAATGGAACTGTTGAATTAGAATCTACATTCCACCATTTACCGATTGAAGATAGAGAAGTGTTATTCGGTTTAGACAAATCTGATGATGGTGTAATCGGTGTAGGTAATAATACACCGCCATATGTTGCAGTTATCTTCGAAAAAACAACAGAAACTGGCGCATCTGAATATGTTGGATTGCTTAAAGGTATGTTCACATTCCCTGAAGTTAGTGGACAAACTAAAGAAGATGGTGTCGAATTCTCTCAAGACCAATCTACAGCTGAGTTCATGCCTGCAGAAGTTGAAGGCTTTGATAAAGAACAAACTATGCTTTTAGGTCGCGATGAAAAAGGTGTTACTGTAATGCGTGATGCAATTTGGCAAAAAGTATTTGGTAAACCACACCCTAAAGCGGCTGTTTCTGAGGAACCTGCTTCATCTGACCTTGGCGCATAATTTAAAGGAGGAATTCGTTAATGGCTAAATATGAAGTCTTAAAAACTTTTAAAGATTTACAAGATAACGAGAAACTATATGAAAAAGGTAAGACATTTCCACGTCCTGCCAACAAAAAAATTGACGAAGAACGTATTCTTGAGCTTTCTTCAAGCGACAATCGTCAACGTAAACCATTGATTAAAAAGATTGAAGACTAATTTTGAGGGCATATAGCCCTCTTTTTATTTGCAAATAAAAATTATTATATTAAAAGGAGATTTACACATGAGTAAAAAAATTAATTTCATTAAACTAGTAGTATTAGATAAAGAAGGTAACGCTAAAGAAGGTAAAAATGGTGATTTTGAGGTTGAGACATATTTCACACCTAACTTTATTCCATTCCGTAAAATTTATGAAGCAACTGACATTATGGAAGGTACTTCTGAAGACGGCAACGAATTAACAGAAAAAGAAATGTTCAAACGTATGACTGATTTTGTAGTAGATGTATATAACAAACAATTTACAAGTGATGATTTGTTAGATCGTTTACATGCACCTGATGCAATTGAAGAGATTCAATCGCAAGTACAATTTATTGCTCAAGGTCAAATGGATGAACAAAGAAAAAAGCAATTAGCGAAGATGATTTAAAGGATAAAGTCATCACATGGACTGATCATAAACAAAATTTAAAAAAAGTAGCATATGACATGATGAAAGAGGGCGGAAAAGATATCAACGATATCTTGGACATGCCCTTTTCTTTTTTTATGGATGTTATTGAAGATGGCAGGAAGCCAATCAAATCAGTTGATAAAAAAGACAGCATGTTAGACGCATTCACCAATTTATAAATAAGGAGGTGGAAGTATGGCAGAAAGAATTAAAGGTTTGCAGATTGACCTATCTATGCAGGATATGGGTATTGGTTCGACATTAGCTGGCATTAGGCGCAGCTTTAGACAATTGAATTCTGACTTGAAATTATCGAGTAACAACTTTAAATACTCAGAAAAGTCTATGACAAGTTATAAAAATAGAATTCGTGAGTTGGATGCTGCGACAAAGCAACAGAGGAATAATGTTAAAGAACTGCGTAATCAATATATGCAGACTGCGAAAGAGCAAGGTGCAAATAGCGCAAAAGCGGTTAGATTAAGAACTGAATATAATAAACAAGCTGATACATTAAATAGACTCGAACACGAGCTGGACCAAACTGTAGATGGTTTCAAAAGATTCCAAAAAGAAGCGCAAGAAGCGGCTAGAGTCTCTAATAGTAGTTTTGGTCGATTAGGTCAAAAGTTTACTGATATCGGACCTAAACTTACCAGTGTCGGAGAATCGATGAAAAATGTCGGTCGTTCTATGTCTATGTATGTTACAGCTCCTATTGTAGCTGGATTCGGCCTTGCGGCTAAAAAGAGTATTGATTTTGATGATGCAATGCGTAAGGTAAAAGCAACATCTGGTGCAACTAGCGGAGAGTTTCAACAATTAAGAGACAAAGCCCTTGAAATGGGAGCTAAAACTAAATTCAGTGCTAGTGAATCGGCTGACGCTTTGAATTTTATGGCCTTGGCCGGCTGGGATACCAAAGATATACTAGGCGGTATCGATGGTGTCATGCAGTTAGCAGCTGCATCAGGTGAAGATTTAGGTGCAGTAAGTGACATCGTTACTGACTCGTTAACAGCATTTGGTATGAAAGCGAAAGATAGTGGACGATTTGCAGATGTATTAGCACAGACAAGTTCTAAAGCTAATACTGATGTACGTGGTTTAGGTGAAGCATTTAAATATGCTGCTCCAGTTGCTGGTGCATTAGGTTACTCTGTAGAAGACACATCAATAGCTATTGGTTTGATGTCTAACGCTGGGATAAAAGGCGAAAAAGCTGGTACAGCATTAAGAACAATGTTTACTAACCTTGCTAAACCAACAAAATCTATGAAAGAAGAAATGGATAGATTAGGTATATCTATTACTGATAGTAACGGTAAAATGCTTCCTATGCGTGATGTTATGGATCAGTTACGTAATAAATTTAAAGGTTTATCTAAAGATCAACAAGCAAGCGCTGCAGCTACCATATTCGGTAAAGAAGCAATGTCGGGCGCATTAGCTGTCATCAATGCTTCAGATGAGGACTACAAAAAATTGACTAAGTCTATTGATAACTCAACAGGTGCTTCTAAACGTATGAGTGACGAAATGGAAGGTGGCATAGGTGGTTCGCTTCGTAAAATGAAATCAGCCATCGAATCATTGGCGATTAGTATAGGTGATGTTCTAGCACCACATATACGTAAAGCCGCTGATTTTCTTGCAATGTTAGCTGATAAGTTTACAAATATGCCTGGTTGGGTGAAAACAGGAGTAGTAGGATTAGGTATATTCGCTGCAGCTTTAGGACCTCTAATCTTAACCACAGGTGCGTTTACCGCAGCACTAGGAAGTATTATGACTACAATAGGTCCTGTGATGACAGGTATCACAAAAGCTGGTGGTTTAATGAATTTCCTAGGAACTAAAGCACCGTTTGCTGCTAAAGGTTTAACTTTAGTAGGTGGCGCATTTAAATTCATGCTTGGTCCGGTAGGGTTAGCAATTGCAGCAATAGTAGCAATCGGTACAGCTTTTGTAGTTGCTTATAAAAAATCAGAAACATTTAGAAATATCGTCAACACAGTAGTTACACCAATAAAAAATGCGTTCATTGGTTTAGGGAATGTAATTAAACAATTCTTCAGTGCAATAGGCGCTGTTATGAATAATAATTCTGGGAAAGGTTTAAACATTCTTAAAAAGATATTACCTGATGAAGCAGCGAAACAATTTTATGCTACTCTTTTAATGGTACGTGGCGCTTACAATGATTTTGTTAACTTCATAAAAACAACATCTGCTATTATCGGGGCTTTCTTTAAAACGTTTTGGAAACAAAATGGCGATTTTATTATCATGGTATTTACTACTATCAAGATTGCAGTAGGCTCAATTTTGAATTCGCTATTTAATGGTGTAATTAAGCCAATATTATCGGGTATAAAGGCTTTCTTTGGCATTATATTCGGTGGTATTAAACAAATTGTCATCAATGTGTTCACTAGTTTGCGTGAAATAGTCCAAGGTGGGCTTAATGTCATTCGTGGCGTTATTAAAATATTCAAAGGTTTGTTCACAGGAGACTTTAGGCTTTTATGGGAAGGCGTAAAACAAGTATTTAGTGGATACTTATTAATTATTTCGGGCATATTACGTTCTGCACTCGGTAATATGGTGGTTATTGTTAAAACTATTGGACAATTGATCATTAATTCTTTTAGAACGATATGGACGATAGTAAAAAATGTAACGCTTGGAATAGTTAAAGTGTTAGTTGCCACTATTAAGTTTTTATTTACTGGATTAAAAAATGTTATAGTTTCTATTCTTAATGGAATCAAAAGTATTTCCATTGCAATTTGGACTGGCATTAAAAATGGTGTACTTGCGATTATTCGAAATTTTGTTACATTATCTAAACATAACTTCGCAGTTCTAAAAGGTTTCCTATCTGCATTGTGGACAAGTATTAAAAATACTGCTATTAAATTATGGACTGCCTTAAAAATTGGAGTGCTAGCCATTGTTCGAACATTGGTCAGCACAGCTAGAAACATCCTTAATACGTTGAAAAACTTCATCACTCGTCTATGGCAAAGTATTAAAGCAATATCTATCAAAACTTGGAACGCTATAAAAAACGGTGTAGTAAATGCTATACGTGGCATGAGTAATGGAGTTAAGAAAATAGTAGGTGCTTTAAAATCATGGATGACAAAAACATGGACTGTTATTAAAAATACAACAATAAAATTAGCTAAAGCGTTATGGTCTGGCGTAAAAAATACATGGAACAGTCTTAAAAAAGGCACAATAAAAATTATAGCTTCTGTTGCTGTTTGGCTAATCAAAAAATGGCTTTCTATTAAAAAGAATGTAGTCAATACAGTTAAAAAATTATGGTCAGGAGTTAAAAAGACTTGGAATTCTTTAAAATCTGGAACTATTAAAATCATGGCATCCATAGCAGTATGGCTAATTAAAAAATGGACAGCCATAAAAAAATCAGTAGTAAACAAAGCTAAAGGTTTATGGTCAGGTGTTAAAAATACTTGGAATAGTTTATCTCGTGGCACTCGTAATATATTCAATAGAGTTAAAAATACCATGTCTAATATATGGCGAAGTATTAAAAATACAACAGTAGATATGGCTAAAGGATTATGGAATAGTGTTCGAAGAACGTTCAATAATATGGCTGGTGGACTTAAAAACATTATTGGAAAAATCAAAGGTCATATTACTGGAATGGTTAAAGCTGTAAAAAGCGGATTGAATAAACTTATCGATGGCGTTAACTGGGTAGCTGGAAAATTAGATATGCCTAAGTTACCTGAAATAAAACTCTCTACTGGTACTGAAAGCACCCACACTCAAAGTTACATTACGAAAGGCAAACTTAATCAAAATACTTTAGCTACTGTTGGAGATAAAGGTCCAGGCAATGGTCCAGGTGGTTTTAGACATGAAACAATCATTCCACCTAGTGGTAAAGCTTTCATCACACCAGCTACAGATACAACAATTCCACTTGCTAAAGGAACTCGTATTTTAAATGGCGCACAAACGCATAGTTTACTTAATAGACCACAATTTAACAGTGGTACAATACCGAAATTTAGTTTAGGTACAACATTCGCCAATTTACTTGGTGGTGGTAAAAAACCGAAAAAACATAAAAAAGATGACAATTTAGTGGGTGACGTAGCTCAAAAAACTAAAGACGGCGTTAAAGCTATGACTGGTAAAGTTGTAGAAGGTGGAAAAGCAGTCGTTGGTAGTGCGTTGAACGCTGCTAAAAAAGGTAAAGATTGGCTATCTGATAAAATTGGCGATGTACTAGATTGGATAGAAAAACCAAAAAAATTATTAGAAAAAGTATTTGAAGGCTTCGGTATTAACATGGCTTCGTTTGGCATACCTAAAGGCGCTGAATTACCATTCAACCTTATGAAAGGTATGTTTAAAAAACTAAAAGAGGGAGCCGTTAATAAAGTTAAAGAATGGTTTGAAGAAGCTGGCGGTGGAGACGGAGGTTATATTGACCTTTCAAAAGGTGTTAACTTCGGCTTTGCACCAACAGCAGCAGCAGCAAGAGCAGCTGGTTATCCGTTCGCACGACCGCACTATGGTTTAGATATAAACTATAAATACGATAAAGTTTATTCTACATTAGCAGGTAAAGCGACAGGTAGTACAGGTTGGAACGGTGGTTTTGGTCGTAATATGTGGATACGTACTAAAAATGGTATTGAAGCAATATACGGTCACTTATCTAAATTAGCGTTTAGTGGTACTAGACAAGTTAAACCGGGCGACTATTTGGGAGTTTCCGGAGGCGATCCTAGTCGTGACGGAGTAAACGCCGGTAGTTCGACAGGGCCGCATTTACACTATGAAATGCGTTGGAACGGACAACCTAAAGATCCAACAAACTGGCTTAAAAAGAATAATGGCGGAGGTAAATCTGGTGGCTCACGTGCAGCAAGCAAGTGGAGACCTGAAATAGTCAAAGCTTTAAAAGCTAACGGTTTACCTACAAGCAGTAACTATGTGAATGCATGGATTAGACAAGTACAAAGTGAAAGTGGCGGTAACGCTGGTGCTGTTCAAGGGAATATCGGAGATATAAACAATAGAACAGGGAATCTTGCAAGAGGTTTACTACAAGTAATACCACCAACATTTGCTGCAAATAAATTACCAGGTCATGGCAATATTATGAATGGTTTAGATAATGCTATGGCAGCTATCAATTACGCTAAAAAACGTTATGGTAAATCGGGAATGTTACAAGTTATCGGTCATGGTCATGGTTACGCCACAGGAGGCCTAATCAAAAATGCGGGTTGGTACAACATAGCAGAAGGCGGTTATCCTGAATGGATAATTCCAACAGATCCTAATCGTCGAACTGATGCTATGAAGTTACTTGCACTTGCTGCAAAAGACATTGAAGGCAGTAAAACATCAGGTAATAAACGACCAAGTAACTTCTCAAGTACTAAAATAAGCTCTAATCAATCTGACAATAGTAAATTAGAACAAAAATTAGATATGCTTATTGGATTAATGAGTAAATTAGTTCAAAGTAACGATACAATTGCCAATAAAGATTGGTCAGTTGAATTAGATGGTCGAGAAATAAATAGAAATAATAATAAAGAGCAAGCTTTATATGAAGCAACTCATTTATTAGGGAGGTTATAAATAATGGCAGTTGGCTTTAAGCTTTATGACCCTAATATGAATGAACTTAAATTTCCAGTCGGTGTAAAACCGCTGGATTTTTTAGTTTCATCAATAGAAAAAGAAAGATACACAGAAACAATTAAAGGTATTCCAGGAACAATAGACTATGGGTTTGATTATAAAGAACGTAGTGATTGTTCATTAACTTTTTTCTTAAGACATTATCATGGTGAACATGATTATTTACTGTTAGAAAGTGAAATAAACGCATTTTTAGATAGTCAACCATTTTTCTATGTAAGTAGAAATAATTTACCAACAAGAGTACTAAAAGTGACTATAGATTCAAGTTATAAAACAGAGCGTATTTTAGGCAGTATGTATGCAACTTTAGAAGTACCAGTTACAATAACAGGCCTTCCTTTCTGGCGTACTAAATGGAAAACGCAAGAACTTGAATTAGAAGGTTATAATGCTGATTCTGATAAGTTTGGTTTTGCAGATAATATAAATTTAGATTATCCCAATTATACATTTACTACTAATTCATTTTATGTTTGGAATGGTGGTAATGTCACTATTGATCCACGCAATATGGATTTAAAAATCAGACTATATCAATTAAAAACTGATGGAAATTTTAAATTGACTAATCATACTACTGGAGAAACTTTTGAGTATTTGGCGCCACGTACAGGCAACACGGTAGATATGGACGGAGTTCAAGCTTTTGTAGGTATGCAAGCTAATAGATTAAGAGAGACAAATAGAAAATATATTAGTTTAGCACCTGGTTTAAACAAAATAAGTTACACAGGTGGAGAGATGATAAATATACAATTTGATTTCCCATTTTATTTTAAATAGAGGTGAAAATTAATGGTGAGACACATTCATGGACCTAAATGGGATAGAAATGAGAATTTAGGACTTAATGATAATATGGCTCAATTATTTAATGACACAGGCACAGTTAAAAAGTCGTTGAACAAATTAGAGGTAAGTTACAAGAATAAAGAAACAGAAGATGCTTTAAAATTTGATTATTTATATAGTAGCGCTGAAAGAATAAATCAAGTATCACAAAATGCAAATCTAGCATTACAAGAAGCGCAAAGAATTAACACAGAAAATGTGGATGCAAACCAACGTATTGATAATATTATTGCTGAAAGTGGAACGTCTGACACTGAAGTTGTAGATGCAAGAGCAAATTATAAAACGTTGAACGAAAGATTAAATAATCAAGATGCCGTTACAGTATATAACGAGAGTAAAAATCGAGAAATTAGTTATATGAATTTTCTAAATGAAAATAGTGTTACTGCTAATGATAACGTTTTAGAAATATTGGGGGATAGAGACCTAAAAGCAAAATTAAAAATCAACGAGTCGGAATCCTACACATTGCAATTCACAAAAGATACAAATGATGACTTTATCAAATTCAGAAATGTGGATTTAACCACAAATAAATCAAGTACACAGTATAAAAGTTTTGCTACAACTATGCTGACAGGTTCGACAGTATCCGGTGGTGGAGATAATATATATGTGACTGATACAGCATCTGTAATTACTTACAACTTTACAGGTTCTGGTATTGCATTCAGATATTATACAGATACACGTGGTGGTATTTGGGACGCGTATATCGACGGACAAAAAGTATCATCATTCAGTACGCATTTAGACGCACAGTCAAGCAGCACACTTATTCAGTCGTCTATAGGCGAAGCAGTGATTGCTACTAATTTATCGCAAGGACCACATAAATTAGAATTGAAGTTTGTCGGTGATGACCCTAAAAATCCACCTAGCAGTTCACCTGCAAGAGGTTGGATTAAACAAAAAAATACATCAGGAACGGATACGCGTACAGAAACTTTTAGAATAACAGTAGATGAATCGCAAAATATCAATGTATTATATGATTCTAATAAAGAATTTGCATTTGATGTTATCGATGGGGATAATCGAGCATGGATTCCCGAACACAATAATACAGGTACACTAAAATTAGGTGATAAAGGTACTCAGAAATTAATTTTAGACAATGTGGAAGTAAGTATGAACGTAGCACATACCTCTAAAACGTTCAAAGAAATGAAAATATTGCAAGATTTGTATGGATTCATGCCTAATACAACTGAACCGGTATGTAGAGTGCTGATTGTGGGTACAATTACATCAAGAGGCGTTAAATTTAACACTACGTGGACATGGTTCAAGTCAGTTACCGTAAGGAACGGCTATGTTAATATGTTTACAGTCAATCCTGCATTTGCTAATAGAATCGTTTCATCCAACAGACAGAATTACAATATTAAAATATTTGATAATAGTTATGAATACATTGCAGAAAAAGCGCCTAGTTCATATGTAGCATTAAGCACAACTTTTAATAACTATTATGCAACTGTAGACAATATTAATCCTTATGAAACATTGAGGCTAGGTGCTACCACACGTGATGGCGATATTTGGGGTAGCAATTTATTCGCTATACAACATAGAAATGAATATTTACAAAAGTTATATCCTAAGACTTATGCAAATCATATAACGGAACCTAACGAAATTTATAGATTTGAAGGTTTTTTTGGTTTTGGTAAATTACCGATGGTTAATGATTTATTAGGTTAATTCAAGTCGAGCATTTAATTGCTCGGCTTTTTATTTTAAGGTGGTGTAACATTGGAAAACTTATTCTTTATTCGTGATTTAGAAGGTGAAGAATATTATTTAGAAGGTACGATTAAACATGAACAGGAATTAAATGGTGATGAACGTATTGATATGGATATTCCATACACAAAAATGAACTCAATCTTCATGGATCAACAAAGCGATTTAAAGATGTGGATTATTCTTTTTGAAAATAAAGAGTATCGTATTATTTCCAGTAAACAACAAGGATACGGGGATAAATATAAAATTAGCGTAACTGCTGTATTGTACATTCTTGATTATCTGAATACACATAGAGTATATGAACGTATTGACGCAAGTCTAACGACTAAAGAAGCTTTTGATATTGTATTTAACGATACACCTTACACATATATCACGGTTGATACTGCTTATAGTGAACGTTTTGAAGGTATTGGTGAAGGTGAAACGAAATTAGAAATCTTTAAAACATTTATTGATCGTTACGGTTATGAAATGAAAATCGTTGATAAAGTCGTTTATCTATACAATCAAATAGGTAATGACGCTAACTTTGAATATCGTCATAAAGTTAATACACAAGATATTTCAAAAGAAGTAGATGCTTCTGAAATGTATACGTATATGAGAGGGTATGGCGACTACAGAGAAGAAGGCGGAGAAGAAGAAAACACTACCGAAACCACCAATTCTGAAACTACTTCAGGCTATCAAAAAACAAGTGTTAAAGTGATTGAAAATGATAATGAAGAAGATGTGACTAAGAAAGCGAAGTTAAAACGTGAATACACATCACCACTTGCAGCAATTATAGGCATACGTGAAGGTCCGCCTATTATGAATGCAAACATTACTAAACAAGAAACAATGGATAAACAATTAAAAGAAGCTGTTGAAAGTAGTGTGAATATCTCATTTACTGCTGATATTTATGATATGAGTAGACATGGCTATCGTTTTCAACATGCTGAATTAGGTGACAGAGTATTTTTAGTAGATGAACGTATTGGACTAGATACAGAAATAAGAGTAGTTAAGATTGATAGAGAAATTAATAATGAAGGATATGTAACAAATGTTGAAATTACGTTTGGTTCCGCTAATTTAGCAGATAACTACAGTAGTAATTTATCGACTGCAGCTAAAGACATTCAAGATTTAATTACAGGACGAAAAAAATTAAAATTCGACGCACTTGATGTGATTAGTCAATCAATGGTCAAAAAAATATTAAACACTTCAAGCGAACTAGCATTTGATAGTAATGGTATTCATGCAGTGGAGAAAAACAACCCTAACAATCAGATGACATTAAATAGTAGTGGATTAATGCTTTCAACTGATGCAGGAAATACTGCAAAAACAGCAATTACTGCAGAAGGGATAATTGCAGATGCAATTACTGCAGGCTCAATATGGACTGAAAATGTTAATGTAATAGGACCAAAAGGTTATATGTCAATTATTGGAAATGAATTAGTTTCTATTGATCCTAATAGTCTATCGAGAACTGTTTTAAGTCCAACTGGTTTAAATATTACTCGACCAGATGGAGCAATTTATATGGTAAATGGCGTTCCCGTCTTAGATTTGGAAGTTCAAAAAAATACTTATCATAATTCAAACGTAGAATGGAACGGTAGAGTCTTCCTTACATCTCAAACAGAACCACAAATTTTTGAATATTTTTATACTCAACATAAAAGTAGGTATTTAAATGTATCTTACGCAATGAGTTGGGATAGAGATAATGCTAGTTCAGTTGGTGGTGTAGAAATTATTGTTGAAGAGTTTGGGAAAGACGATAATAATCGAACAGCGAATTATAAAGTCATTTCTAAAAATACTGATGGTGAAGTTTTTGGTGTTATCCAAATTGACTTAGGAGTACCAACATACGAGCCATTAAATTGCTATTTAAAGTTCCGACGAATTGGTGGTAAGGAAACAGATAAAGTTACTGTTCGCAGTACTAGAATATCAATGAGAGGTTGATTAGATGAATTGGCTATTATTTTTAAAATATATAGACGGGGAATATTATATTGTTCAAGCTGGTTCAAACATTGTACCAACTGAAGAATTCGATAAGGTATTACCTACAACTGAAAGAATTGCACGTCAATCGGATAAAGTCTATTTTGATGGTGAGAAATTAAAGTTAAAAGATGGAGAAATATTATTATCTGTAGAAGAATTAAACGAATTAAAAGAAAGTCCGTTAGAAGAAATAGAAAGAAATACACAACCAGTTATATTTGATATTGAATAAGCCATAGCCAGTGGAGGTTATGGCTTTTAAATTTGTACAAAGGACGTGAGGACATGGAGAATAGCAACCGAAGTTGTGGAGATTACGAAACAAGAATAAGAAGGCTTGAAGATAACGACGAGAGAATCTTCGCATCTTTGGAACAAATAAAAGATGGACAACATAATCAAGAACTCATTAATCAAAAAATGAACTTTACCTTAGATAGTATCAATCGAGAACGAGAAATTGATAAAGAAAGCAAAAGAGAAAATCGTAAAAATATCAAAGAGATGAAACGCTTAATGTTAGGTATGGTTTTTTCGGTGACAGGTTCTATTATTTTCGCTGTTATCAGAATGGTATTCGGAATATAAGGAGGTGATTAATATGTTTAAACTCTTTGCAAAAGCTAGTTTTTGGACTTGTTATTGGTTTGGTAAATGTAAATAAAGAATTTAAGTCGGCACTTACGTGTCGGCTTTTTATTATGGATAAGGAGTGGAAGAAATGGAAACAAAAGTAATAGCAAGATATATTGTATTAATTATGGCAATCGTCAATCAATTTTTAGCAAATAGAGGACTTAGTCCTATTCCGATAGATGAAGAAACGATCAGTACGATTGTATTAGCTGGTATTGGCTTGTACACAGCATGGAAAGATAACCCAACAAGTAAAGAGGGACAATGGGCGAATAAAAAACTTAAAAAATACAAAGCTGAGAAAAAGTATCGTCAAGCAACAGGACAAGCACCAACCAAAGAATATATCAAACCATCAGATTTAGATGAATTAGGGTAGGTGTTAGCGTATGTTAATGACAAGAAAGCAAGCTGAGAAATGGTTAGATAACTCAGAAGGTAGACAATACAATGCAGATGGTTATTATGGTTTCCAATGTTACGATTACTCGAAAATGTATTTCTATGTTGTGACAGGTGAATGGATAAGTGGACTTAAAGCATCTAATATTCCTTTTGACAACAAGGCTAAAATTGAAAAGTACGCTACGATCATTAAAAACTATGATAGTTTCTTACCTCAAAAAGGTGATATCGTTTGTTTCCCTGATAAATATGGTGGCGGATATGGACATACTGCAGTTGTAACTAGAGCCACACTTACACAGTTTGAGGTACTCGAACAAAATTGGTTTGGGAATGGTTGGACAGATGGTGTCGTTAAACCCGGATGGGGTCCTGAAACAGTGTCACGTCGTTGGCACTATTACGACAACCCTATGTACTTCATCCGTTTTAACTTTCCTAAAAATGTTAACGTGGTTAAGAAAGCAAAACGAAAAATTACTTCTAAAAAAGCAAGTGGAGAAATCAAACGTAAGAAAATTATGATTGTCGCTGGTCATGGTTATAATGATCCGGGTGCAGTTGGTAATGGCACAAATGAACGTGACTTTATTCGTAAGAATCTAACGCCTAAAATCGCTGACTACCTACGCAAAACAGGACATGAAGTTGCATTATATGGTGGTAGTAAGCAATCACAAGATATGTATCAAGATACAGCTTACGGTGTCCGTGTAGGTAATAAGCGTGATTATGGTATGTATTGGGTAAATAAGCAAAGCTATGACCTTATCGTTGAATTCCATTTAGACGCAGCAGGTGCTAGTGCAAGTGGTGGACATGTTATCATCTCAAGTGCATTTAATGCAGATAGTATTGATAAAGATATACAAGAAGTCATCAAAGAGAACTTAGGACAAATCAGAGGTATCACTAAACGAAGTGATTTACTCCATGCTAACGTATCGGCAGAAATCAACATGAACTATCGTTTAGCAGAGTTAGGTTTCATCACTAATAAAGAAGATATGGACTGGATAAAGAAAAATAGCGACAAGTACGCTAAATTAATTGCTGGTGCTATTCATGGCTCTCCTATTGGTGGTGTCGTTGCTAGTAAGAAGAAATCATCTAGCAAGAAATTGAATGTACCTAAAACTATCCCTAGTGGATATAAACTAAATAATAAAGGCGTACCTTATAAGAAAGAAAAAGGTCGCTACACAGTAACAACGATTAAAGGTAATAATGTTAGAACAACATACTCAGATAAAGCAGAAATCACAGGCACATTACCTAATGGAACTGAAATTATCTATGATGGTGCTTTTGCAGTGAATGGCTATCGTTGGATCACTTATCTAAATAATGACTTACAACGTCGCTATATTGCCACAGGTGAGATTGATAAAAATGGTAAGCGAACAAGTTCTTATGGTAAATTCAGTAGAGTATGATATAATCAGTAAACATTAACCTATTTTTTCACACATTTTACGGGACAAGTTTAGTGCTTGTCCCTCTTTTTTTATGTTATAATAAAAATATGAAATGGTCATTCTTGAAATGTACTCAGATTAATCTTCATGCTTTGCATGGAGGTTTTTTTGTGGCCGACATCAATGTCGGTCGCAAATATGTTATAATCAAATAGAAATTGCGGTACACATCTGAGGAGTGTATCTGAGTATAACTGTTGCGACGGTTATCTCTTTTTATGTTATAATAAAAGTGCAGATCATTTTAGAATATCTGTGGCTGTTAGGCAGTTTAGGGGTATTCTTATAAAAGATACTGTATCTTAAAAGAAGCTACCTAATATGTCACTGGGTAGCTTTTTATGTTATAATAAAGATACCCAGTTTATGATAATTTTAGTTTTATTATTTGTGTTTTAAATGAGTAAATCGTTCAAACCGTACCTTAACAGGTGCGGTCTTTTTTTATGCATAAATATATGGAAGTACACACACTATACATTGGTTGATTGTGCATACTTCCATAAAATATCAGTAGAACTCGATATCCTTTATTTTAAGGGAACGACGTTTCTTTTTGTTATCATTCTTACCTAATACATATTCGATAAATATATTCTTTATCGCCATTTGAATAAATTCAGCTTTTTCTTCATCACTTGAAATATCCCACATCTCAAGTAACAAGTTTTTGTACTGTTTTATATCTTCGGTGTCATACTGCTTAACCTCTTCATTCTCACTTTGCTTTTTATATTCTTCGATTGCTATATCTGTTTCTTCAATCAATTCGGCCAACTCATCTTCATTCATAAGTCCGTTAGCATATAGCTTATGGTATCTTTTTCGTTGCTGCATAATTTTGTTGATATCGATTGTAATTTCTTTTTCTTCCTTATCCTCAACGATGTCATATTGCGTTAAATCTTGATGTTGTAGATACTCATAGAACACTCGTTCTACTTCTTCGGAACGTATATACACAGGTTTTAAATTTGGTGTCTCTTTGCAATTATTGCAGTAATAGTGCTTGTTATAATACACTCTATCTTTCAGTGTTACCTTATGAGTATTCATCGTTAATTTACTATCACAAACAGGACAAACTAATTTACTTCTGAATATAGATACGTGCTTTATCTTTTTAGTATTCGTTCGTTCTTCTAATCTATCCTTAACTTTCTCGTACATTTCTTCAGTAATAATAGGCTCGTGGTTATTCTCTAGATAAACGCCACCCCATTCAAAGTGTCCTCTTGTAAACGGACTTCTCAATGCTCGTGTGATTGACCTATCTTCCCACTTTCTATTGTTTGGTGGTGGAATATCTGAATTATTTAATTTCCGTGCTATCGATTTAGCGCTTTTACCTTTTAACGCCTCCTCATAAGCAAATAACACAACCTCTTTATATTTATTAGGCACAAACTTATTATCGACACGATCATAATAAAACGGTGGAGTAGTCAGCATGATACCTTTTTTAAGTGCTGCAAGTTTACCCATTTGTGTACGTTCTCTAATCGTTTCACGTTCCCATTCAGCCATTGCACCGACTAATGTGACAAATAATCGTCCCATTGCAGTTGAAGTATCATATACTTCTGTTGCGCTTCTAAAAGCTACATTATTCTGTTCAAATATCTCTAGTAAGTCCAATAAGTCACGTACATTACGTGTAAGCCTATCTAACTTGTACACTAAGATTAAATCAAACCGTTTAATATCATTCATCATTCGTTGTAATTCTGGTCGGTCACGTTTAGCACCAGAGAAACCAGCGTCAACAAATACATCAGCTACATTCCAATCATTTATTTCACAAAATGATTTAAGTTTCCGTTCTTGTTCTTCAATAGAATAGCCATGTTCTTTTTGCTCTAGTGTACTAACACGACAATATATTGCTACGTTCATTAAATCACCTCAAAAAAGTAAAAAAAATAATAAGGGTAGGTGGACTACCCAATTATTTATCATTCTTCATAGTCACTAGGATCATACTCATAACCATACTTTTCTGCATCTCGTTTACGTATCTCTTCTTTTTCTGATTGAGTAGCATTAGTCCATTCCTCTTGACCTTTAATCCACTCATCTGGCTCTTCATTTTGAGAGTCAGAAGGTTCGTTTACATCTTCTGGATCAATCAACCCATAATCAGTTCCTCCAGGAATATTTTGTTTATCCCATTCGTATATCTCATCTTTTGTTGGTTCATGGTAAGATTGTTGGTCGTTATAGTTTTGTTGATTAGCTTGTTGTGTTTGCTGTTGTTCTTGAGTTGCAGGTTGTTGAAATTGAACTTGTTCATTTGTAGCAGTTTCTTGAGTGTCTTGTTCTTCAGTAGAATTCTCTTCTTGTGTAGATTTGTTATCTTCATTTTCTTGAGATTTCTTTTCTTCTTTAGACTTTTTATCCTCTTTGGATTTATTGTCTTTTTTATCTTCTGATTTCTTTTCAGTTTTATTTTCTGACTTAGTATCAGAATCTTTGTTAGATGTGTCATTATTACCACACGCGCCTAAGATTAAAGCACCGCTAAAAATTAAAGCTAAAAACTTTTTCATATGTATTTCTCCTTTACTATATATCTTTATATTCAAACACTCGTAATGGCTCAAACTGAATAACGTATTTACCACACCGAGTTGAGTGACCGAATTTTTGCTGATAGTGATTCAAAGTTTGAAGTACAAACGATTCACTTACTTCGAAATAATCAGCTAATTCATATAGGTTATGAACATTTTGTAGGTATGCACTTATTAATTCTTTAAGAGGTATTAGAATTTCACAAGCTAATCTACGAGCTTTCAACTCATATTTTTTGTTTTGTATATCTTTATCATCGAGTATGTTCCCATAAGTAATTTCATGGTGTGCTACTTCTTCGGCTAAAGTTTCTAATTTAATTGTAGTAGGGCGATTACTATTAATAAATATTTCGCCGTTCATATAGAAACCAGACATAAACTTAGGAATACTTCCAGTTTCATTTATAGATATGTAGTCGTACTTTTTTAATAAATCTTCGTATCTCCCCATACAAAACACACCTTATTTTTTTCTGTTTCTGATAAATTGAATAAATTGTTCTACTTCTTTTTGCTCATCTTCAGTTAAATCTGAATAGTCTAAATGTGCAGCCATTGTATCTTGATTTTTTTGAGGGTTAAATGATGGATCAATATCAGATTTATTTACATTTAACGCATCAGCTATTTTTTGAACATTTTCGGGATTAATTAATGTTTTATTGTTCAAATAGTCAGAAATAGTACTACGTGAAATTCCAGATTTATTTGCTAAATCTAATTGTCTTAAACCTTGTGCTTTCATAAACTTTCTAATATTAGTAGATATTTGAAGTTTTAATTCATAATTTCTATCCATATTTTTTACCTCTCGAAAAAATTTTTATTTGTAATTTGATAATTCCATTATATAGGAAGGGAAACGGATAAACAAGCATTTTTCCGATTTTATCCGAATATTTTTTCTTCGAAACGGAAATTTCCGTTTGACATTCCGAATTAACTCGGTTTATAATTGGTACATACTTAAAGAAAGCGAGGGATAAAAGAAATGCAAATTACTATGAGAGCCGCTAGAGTAAACGCTGGCTTAACACAAGAAAAAGCGTCTAAAAGGCTTGGTATTAATGCTGACACTCTTTCTAGATATGAGAAAGATAACTCTAGAATACCTAGAAATATTATTGCAGAAATTCCAAAGGTTTATTTTATCGACAGTGATAATATTTTTTTTGGTAAAGAAACCGAGTTTTTTCGGAATTTATCTAAAGAGAATTCAGAAGAAAATATAGAAACTTAATAATTAAAAACTCAGTAAGTTTCAACGCTCACATTGAGCGTATAAGAGCGAGAGTGAGCGACGATATGAGCCACACCTAAATACATTAATAAAAGGTCATTGCCAAGACTGTACGTTGAATGTGGGCGTTGAAAAGAAGAAGGAGGAAATAGAAATGCAAGATTTGCAAGTAGTAGAACAAAATAATGAATTTTATGTAGACAGTCGAGAAGTAGCTGAAATGGTAGGTAAAAGGCACACAGATTTATTAAGAGATATAGATAATTATTTGAGTGTAATTTTACAAAACGCAAAATTGCGTTCTGCAGATTTCTTTGTTGCATCGAGTTATACATCTAACAACAACAATATGTATAAATGTTACCTACTTACTAAAAAAGGTTGTGACATGGTAGCAAATAAAATGACAGGTTCAAAAGGTGTACTGTTCACAGCAATGTATGTAGATGCATTTCACAAAATGGACGAACACATTAAACAACAAGCACAAATCAGTACACCAACAAGTCAATTAGAAGCAATAAAGATGTTCGTACAAATACAAGAAGAACAACAAGCATTTAATCAACGTATCGAAAATGAAGTGACAGGTATCAGAAATATCGTAGGCATAGAAACGAAAAACTGGCGTAATGATACAAACAAAATACTATCAGCCATTGCTCAACATTTAGGCGGTGGAGATATGCACAAGAAAATTAAAGCAGAAGCATATACAGCACTTGAAGAAAAAGGTCGCTGCAACTTAAAAGTTCGCATGCAAAACAGAAAAGGAAAAATGCTAGCTAATGGTGCTACAAAAACACAAATAAATAAATTATCAAAATTGGATGTAATCAATGATGATCCAAGATTAATTGAAATTTATATATCAGTAATTAAAAGTATGGCAATTAAATATGGCGTTGACGTAAGTCAATTTGAAATTTAAGGAGGAATAACAATGAACTTTTTATACAAAGTAGCATTAGTTTTTGTAACAACAACTATATTATGGAAAATTTCAAAAATAGAAAAATATTCAAAACCTATTCAAATAGAATTTTCAGGTGTTTCTAGCGATTTAAGAGCAAGCAAATTTAGAGGATAGAAACAAGCAGAAAAATAAATAGTGTTTAAAAAACATAAGTAAAGGAGGACTAACCATGCTAAAGAAATTAAAAATAGCACTCCTAATCGTCATCTTGGTGGAGGAGATTAGAAGTGCTAAGCGAAATAAAAACCAATTTCATGGAATAAAAATAAAAACTAATAAAAATGGAACATCAAAAATAACAATCTGTTAATTAAATGGAGGACATTATGAACATACAAGATGCAACGAAATTAGCTACTAAAAAACTTTTAACTATGACACGAAAGGAATGGGAAGGAAGTCATCAAACTCGAGTGTTGCCGACAAATGATAGTTTTTTACATTGCATTGTAACAAGTAATGATGGAAAACACCTCATTAGATATTGGCAACCTTCAGCAGATGACTTAATGGCAGAAGATTGGGAAGTAATAAATCCAATTAAAGACCAGGAATTATTGAAGCTATTTTAGAAATATTATCAATTATACTTTGCAAATTATTTTTAAACGCATTTTCAAAATAAACGATAGTCTTATCCGAAATAGTTACATGATAAATAGTGTTGTCTGCAAAAACACCATTAATAAAACCAGATTTTTTAAGTTTCTTTAAGTCGTTTTCTACATCTTCGAAATGTAGTTTTTGAAAATACTTAGAATGTATATCTTCTGCACTTTCAAAATCATTGCAACTTAATTTAACAGCACCAGACTTTACACACTCTAAATAATTTTTATAAAGGACAGACAGTATATACTGCTGATCTTTGGTAAGTATCTCGAACTCGTCAGATATTAAAGACATATATAACACCTCCAAAGGTGATTATACCAAACACACGAAAGGAGTGGTCTTAATGCCACCACACATTCAAACAATGATGTTAAAACACTTTAAACATCATCTACCAGAAGCACTTGAAAGATGTAAACAAAAAGAAAAGGAAAGAAAGGAGCGAGAGAATGAGAAACAAAAGAAGATTAGTTAGAAAACCAAAGCTATCTAATTTAGATAAAAGTCTTTATATCGCTGGAACAATGGCATTAGCACTATTCACTTTCCTAACACTATTTGGAGTGTTCATTGCACAAGCATTAGGTGTAGGAGTGATTGCTGGAGTAGTAACGCACATATTTTTCAACGAATACTACTACAAAATAAAAGACTGAATGCTATCGGCAAATAGCAAACAGTCAAGATGTTAACAAAATTTATACAAGTTAATCATATAACAATGGAGGACTAGCATGCAACAAGAATATATAACAATACCTTTTAAGGAATGGAAAAATCTCAAGAAAAACTCACTTGACCTATTCATTTTAACAAGAGATTTAGACTTTGCACGACAAGAAATTGAGTTACTCGAAAGCCAAAAAGAAGAACTAAGAAAAGACGTTCGATACTGGTCAACGATGTACCAATCAGCAAGCATTCGTGCCGATAAAAATGCACAAGATATAGCTAGATGTACGGAGGTGCATGAACGTGAAAGAAACTGTCACTTATATAATCAAGCGAAAAGATAACGACTTATATGTAACCAACATGCCTAGTCATAACTTCCCAGCAATCAAATACTCAACTGAATTCAGAGATGCAAAAGAATTTAACGGAGTAGATAAAAGTTCAATAGATATGACAGAACACAAAGCTATCAAACATACGCACATAGAACAAGATAAATATGAGGAGGTAGAACTTGATGACTGAGAAGCAACAAGAACTCAACTTATTTCAAAAAATAGCAGATGTTAAAGCTAATATTGATGGCTTTACTAAAGATGCAAAGAGTTACAACTACTCATATGTAAGTGGCTCTCAAGTATTGCACAGAATTAGAAATAAGATGATTGAAAACAATTTATTACTTGTACCAAAAACATCAGAAGAAAATTACAAACAAATCGATGTAACAAGATTTAATAAAAAGGCTGGTCGTGAGATTACAACATCAGAATTTATCGTTGAAATGAAATTAACATATGTATGGATCAATGCTGACAAGCCAGAAGAACAATTCGAAGTAACTTTCTATGCAGTAGGTCAACAAGACGATGTATCAAAGGCACATGGTACTGCATTAACTTATGCAGAAAGATACTTCTTAATGAAATTCTTCAATATTCCAACTGATGAAGATGATGCAGATGCAAAAGAAAAACAAGATAAGTATGCAACATCAAGTAATCAATTGAAAGAGTTGCTTAGACAAGAAGCAGATAGCTTTATCGAAATCGCTGAAAGAAGTAATGCTGCAAGCAAATATCAAGAACAGATAGAAAAATTAAAAAATATGAACGTAAATGATTTAAACAAACAACAAATCAACGTTACAAGACAACAAATTAATAAATGGCTTGGAGGAATTAAAGAATGATAAACAGAGTAATTTTAGTAGGTAGATTAACAAAAGATCCAGAGTATAGACAAACGCCAAGTGGAGTGAGTGTAGCAACTTTCACATTAGCAGTGAATAGAAGTTTCACAAACTCACAAGGTGAACGTGAAGCAGACTTTATCAATGTAGTTGTATTCAGAAAGCAAGCAGAGAACGTTAATAAGTACCTTTCTAAAGGCTCATTAGCTGGTGTAGATGGACGTATTCAATCACGTAGCTATGAAAACAATGAAGGTCGCCGAGTATTCGTAACAGAAGTAGTAGCAGACAGTGTTCAATTCTTAGAGCCAAAGAATAACAATCAACAAAACAGTCAACCTCAACAACAACGAGGGCAAACACCAGCAGGCGATAACCCGTTTGCAAATGATAACAACGCAAACATTAGTGATGATGACCTACCCTTTTGATAAACCTACAACAAAACAAGTTAAGTACGCTGAATACTTACAATCATTCTTGAGAAAAGATGATGACTTATCAAAGATGAGTAAAAAGGAATTAAGCGACTATATAAACTCAATAAAACCTGATGCAGAATTCGTCATCGATGAATTGCAGGCACATACAGATATTTTTTGGTAGGTGATTAAATGCCAAAAATCAAAAATTACATCACTCAAGATGACGGTACAACAACCGTCGTCATTGAGGGTGTAGAACTAGATAACAAGACTTCACTCTTACTTGATAACGGTTTTGATGTAGAAGTCGATGTCATTCCAGTTGATCCATTCAGAATAACGAATAAGCAGCGTAAGAAGATATTTGCGCTCGTAAAAGACATAGAAGTCCATACAGGTATGCCAATGGACTACATGCGCCATATGTTTATCGAATATGTAAGAACGTATTACGGATATGATAAACGCATTTCACTCAGTAACTGCACACGTACACAGGCAAGTCAGATTATCGAAGTAACCATCGACTGGGTATTCGCTAACGGAATAATACTTGCATACAAAACAAGTGATTTATTAAAAGGCGATAAGTCGTTACTTTACTGGGCGACAGTCAATCGTAATTGTGTATTATGTGGCAAAAGTGGAGCAGACCTTGCACATCACTACGCAATAGGTCGTGGTGCTAACCGTAAGAAGATGCAGCATTACGATTATGAAGTGTTGGCTTTATGTAGAGAACATCATTCCGAACAGCACAACATAGGCGTTAAGTCTTTTGATGAGAAATACATCTTACAGGATAGCTGGATAAAGGTAGATGAACGACTAAACAGAATGTTGAAAGGAGAGAAATCAAATGCGATCAGTAATGATAAGAATTGAAGATAGAATACAAATTTCCGAACGAATTAGAGATATCAGATTAGATGCTAACCTATTACAATACGAATTTGGTGAACGTTTAGGCGTAGGTCGTGTGACAGTCAATCGTTGGGAAAACTTTTCACAGTTACCACCAATGAAAATGATTAGAAAAATGGCTAAGGAATTCAACACTACACCTCAATGGATATTGTACGGGAGCGATGAACAATGACATTAGGACAAAAGATTAAAAACCATCGTAAAAATCTAGGTGAAAGTATGGCAGAATTCGGGCAACGTTTTAACGCCAAAAGTGGTGTAGTTTCAAATTGGAAGAATAACAAACAAAAACCTAACAATAAACGATTAAAATTGATTGCTGATGAAATGGGATTAACTGTAACTGAATTGTTGAACGGAAGTGATAAAACATGAGTGACAAAGTAAAAACTAGCATCACTGGTTACGGTCTTGTATTCAAACGAGTAATGAAAGACAGAAATATTAGCATAGAAGCTAAAGCATTATACAGCTACTTATCGGCTTATGCTGGTGCAGATGAAAGTGCATTTCCTAGCGTGGATTTAATCAAACATGAATTAGGTATCGGTAAACATAGATTTTTAAGAGCAAAAAATGAGTTGATTGATAACGGTTATTTAATGGTTGATAGAAAACAGACTAAGAATATTTACGGAAGTAACTTATATACATTGTTTCATAGTCCTCGACAGGTTGATGGTCGACCCGTCGATGACCGACCTGCCTATGACCGACCGGTCGACAGTCAACCCACTACAAATAACAGTATTACAAATAACAATATTACAAGTAACAGTAAGACAATTAATAATAGCGCAACTGACGTTACGCGTGAACGTTTTGAGGAATGGTGGAAACTTTACAACAAGAAAAGGGATAAAAAGATTTCTTTTAAGAAATTCGAAAAATGCTTAAAGAAACATTCATTCGAAGAAATTATGCAAGGTACACGTATGTATCTGAAAACTATTAAAGATAAGCAATATCAAAAAGATCCTAAAACATTCTTACACAACGAAAGTTATATGAATGATTACAGCGACGAGTTGCAACCTAGTGGCATGGATCAACTAAACAGAATGAAGTATGACGAAAGTTATTGGGACTAGGAGTGATAAGTAATGCAATCATTAGGAAGTTTAGCAAGAAATATCAAGCCTAATCAAAACATTGTAGAAGAAGAATATAACCTTAAATGTGAAAGATGTGGGAATACCTACGACTATTACAAGTTCAGTAATGGACAAGAGTTCAGACATGGTTGTGATTGTTCAATGATTGCTGCTGGTAAAGAAGCTGAGCAACAAAGAAAGCAGAAGTATCTCAATCGTATCTTTAACCAATCTAATGTGAACGCATCTTTACGTGATGCAACTGTTAACAGTTACCAACCACAAAATGAACATCAAGTAAAAGCTAAAAATACAGCTATTGAGTATGTTAAAACATTTTCCCTAGATGAACCTAAGTCATTAATACTACAAGGCTCATATGGTACTGGAAAAAGTCACCTAGCTTATGCCATAGCAAAGGCAATTAAGCAACAAGGGTATTCGGTAGCTTTTATGCACATTCCGATGTTAATGGAACGTATTAAAGCAACATACAATCGTAATGCTACTGAAACAACAGATGAATTAGTTCAGCTATTAAGTAGCATCGACTTGCTTGTATTAGATGATGTTGGTGTAGAAAACACTGAACACACATTAAATAAATTATTTTCAATCGTAGATAACAGAGTAGGTAAGAATAACATCTTTACTACTAACTTTAGTGATAAAGAACTAAATCAAAATATGAACTGGCAACGGATCAATTCACGTATGAAACAAAATGCGAGAACGGTTCGAGTGCTGGGAGATGATTTCAGAGGACGTGACGCATGGTGACGGTAGAAAATATTAAGCAAATACTTGAGTGTAAAGATATGTATGCTCAGAAAATGATTAAGTGGGCAAACGGGGACGAAAAAGCATTAGTCGACCTAATCAATCAGAAGTTAGAAGAACGTCGCAAAAGGGAGGCTGTGGTTGAATATGGGGCTTAGAGAAAATCAACCTAATGCTTACACATTATATGAAAGTGACGGTTGGCCATTGTTGAGAGTGCTACCTAGAGACGATGGCACTTTCTACTTAACCAACTTAGGTGGAATGGCAGATAAATATTTTAAGAAGTACGTGACTAAAGAAGAATTAGCTGAGATGAAACGTAAACATAAGCTGTTCAGACGAGAAGAACTGAAACAGCAAACAACGATAGACGATTTCTTATTCTAGGAGTGAGCAAATGGAACTAAATAAAATTTACAACGAAGATTGCTTGATAGGTATGAAAAAGATACCTGATAAAAGCGTAGACGCTATTATCACTGACCCTCCTTATATTATAGCTAGAGAAAATAGGTTCGAAACTATGGGGAGATACGGCATTGATTTCGGTGAATGGGATAAGGAATTCGATTTAATTTCATGGATATCATTAGCGATAAAAAAATTAAAAAAAGGTGGGAATGTTGTCATTTTCACTGATTGGAAAAAGATTAGCTACATTATCGAAGAATTAGAAAAAAATAACATTGAAATAAAAGATTTAATAAGAATTGAAAAAAGCAATCCAATACCTAGAAATAGAGATAGACGTTTTATAACAGATTATGAAGTCGCTGTTTATGGCGTTAAAAAGGGTAGTAAATGGACTTTTAATAGATTGAGTGAAAAGTATGAAAGACCATTAATAAAAACAGCTATAACGCCCAAAAGCCAAAAAATAGGTAAAGGACATCCAACACAAAAGCCATTGTATGTTATGGAGTGGCTTGTTGAGAGATTAACCCAAAAAGGAGATGTTGTTCTTGACCCGTTCATGGGAAGTGGGACAACAGCAATCGCATGTATTAACAATGAACGTAGTTATATTGGTTTCGAATTAGATGAAAAATACTTCGAATTAGCGAATGAACGTATAACAAAACATGATAAACAAATCGAATTATTTACATTACAGGAGTGACAACGTGAGTAAATATAATGCTAAGAAAATTCAATACAAAGGTGTCGTGTTCGATAGCAAAGTCGAATGCGACTACTACCAATATTTAGAACGTAACTTAGGTGATGAATATGATCGTATCGAGTTGCAACCTAAGTACGAATTACAACCTAAATTTGAAAATTTCAGACCTATTAACTATGTAGCAGATTTTGCTTTATGGAAAGATGGCAAGTTAATCGGAGTTATAGATGTAAAAGGTATGCCTACTCCAGAAGCAAAAATAAAAGCGAAGATATTTAGGTATCAAAACAGAGATATACCACTTACTTGGATATGCAAAGCACCTAAATACACAGGACTTGAATGGATAACGTATGAAGAACTAATTAAAGTACGCAGAAAGCGTAAGAAGGAGAAGATGAAGAATGGTAAAAGTTAAAGTTGAGAAGAAAATGAACTTATTAGAATTAATTGAGTGGGCTTGGAAGAATGATGTTAAAGAAAAAGCATTTTATAGCAATATTGACGGAGGTTCTGTGTATTTTGACATGGTACAAACAGTGTCTGTAGAGCATTCAATTGGTAAAGATGAAACTTTCGCAGTGGAAGTTGAAGAAGAGCTTACAGAAGGCACAAAAATCCCAGAAATGCTTGAGATATTTCAAGATAATGATGGAACGCAATGGTTCGGGAATTCTATTGAACAAGTAAAAGATGATTTTAGTAGAGAATTTTGGTTAAAAGACGGAGACACAATGACACTCATCTGGAAAGATGGCGAATTGGTTGGTGATGAGTAATGGATAACATTTGGAAAGAGTTTGCAAAAGAATATATGCCAGAAGATAAATTCAAAAGAGTATGCGAAGAAATTAAAAACTCAAAAAATGTAGTAGATGTTGATCATAAATTTTCTTTAAATAGTTTTCTTAGTGTCATTTACAACAAAGAAGATAGAAAAGTAGGAATGAGAATAAAAAGTGGTTACCAAAATGCTTTTGATGTTTGTTACAAAAATAAAGAACCAATCATTAATGAAGAAGATTTCGGAAGAATTGATTTAATATTCGACAACAAACTTAGTATTGAAAATTTCATCAAAACTGCACAACTCTTATTAAAAGCATATGACGAAATTACGAAAGAGAGTGATGAGTAATGGCAAAACTAAAAGTTAATTTTGTAATCGAAGGTACTGCCTACATTGATGCTGATAGTGAAACAGAAAGCGAAGAAACTCGTGTAATGAACTTAGCGACAGATTATCCCAATGAATTTGATAGTCGATTAGACATTACTAATGTCGAAGATGTCAGTTTAATTTCAGAAGGTTGGAAGTGATCATATGAAGAAGATAAAAACTTTAATTAAGTCTAAACCGTTCAAACTTCTTTTGGAAAAACGCAATTTAAGTTATACAGCTATTGCCGAAAATATTCATGTTGATAGAACAGTCATTTCAAACTTAGCGAATAGAAAAAGATACGTTTCTGGTTACATGAGAGAGTTGTTGATTGATTATTTGAAAGTTGATTTTGATGACATATTTGAGATTGTCGAAATTGACTATGTTAATAACTTCAAACCTGTTCCGGAAGTTGAACTTAGCAAAGGTGAGATTTACAAACTTCTCAAATCAGGATCTAAAGAAATCATGTTTAAGCAACAGAAAATCAAATTAAAAGTAGCTGAATAAACACATTTGGAGGAGTAGCAAGTGATTAGTACAGAAAAAGTCGAAGAACGATTAAGTAATAAAGAGCAGTATGGCAGATTATCAGAAAGAGAATACCGTCAGCTTATGTATATCAGAGCATCACACGAAAGAGCGCTGAAACGTAAACGACGTGAGCAACGTATCGCAAGAGCAAGACGTTCAGAAGAGTTAGTTGCTAAGCATAGAGTGAGTAGTAAGTGGTTTAGATACTTAGCAGAGAACGACATATTTCCAAAGGTAAGGGGATAAGCGAATGGTAGAAAACGTTAAAATCGAACAATTAGAAGTTGGAGATAACATTTGGTTTAGACGACCAGAAAGCTATTCAACAACAGGAATAGTCAGAGAGCTGCATTTTAACGGTGGTAAACCTTATGCAGTTGTAGAAGTAGGAAAACATAATTTTAATATTAGTAATCGTTACGAAATAGCGAGAGTAGGGGATAATTGATGAGAATTAGTGATTTAAAGAGAAACGATGTAATAATGATGTGCTGTTGTAAAGTTTATTCTTTAGCAATAGTCGATGAAACTGGCGGAACTAATAAAAAGAATGGCATCTATTTTTGGGCAATAGTCGAACTAGAAGATGGTAGAAAAATTGAGATAGATGATAGTTGGGAGTTTATGAAAGTAGATGAGCCTTTTACACGTAAGGTGGATATGCAGGAAGAACAAGACATGGTAAACAAACCAAAACATTACACTTATGGAAATATTGAAGTCATTGATTACATTGAACAAGTAACTAAGAACTACAAGCCAGAATTAGCATTTGCGATTGGCAACGCAATCAAATATATCAGTCGTGCTAATCATAAGAATGGTAAAGAAGATTTAGATAAAGCGCGTTGGTATTTAAATCGTGCATTTGAAAAGTGGGAGGACCAACAATGATCTATTTAGGTGGCGACATGCTAAGCATAGGACAACAGATGCGTCGTGAGTGGGAAAAGCAAGAGTTACAGCGATTAGGTTTTAAAGTCTACGCACCACATGACGATAAGGATATA